GAATAATCTTTTTGTGGGACAATATTTTTTATTTCCCTCATTTCAGACCTGCTTTCACCAGACAAACTACCACCGCGATTGAATACCAGAGATACTAATGCACCATATGCATCGTCGCATAGCTGATCAAGACTAGGAAATGTCCGTTCCGCCAGTTTTGCAAATTTGGGCCATGTTGTTTTTTCAAAAATGGATTGGGCTTGTTGCCAAGATACAGATATTCCGGCATCTCGTAGCTTTTTAGTGTATTCTTTTCCAGCTTCTCCTGTTTTTCCAGATGCTCCTTGTATAATGGAAACTTGTTTTTGTGGAAGAAAGGAAAATATATTGGCTAGTTCATCCTTGGAGTAATAAGCGCAATCAATCCCTATGCCAATCGTTGGGCCAGACGCACCAGCAGGCCATGTAAACTTGCTTAAATACTTGTTGTAATAGCTTTCACCTCCACCTACTTCATAATCAAACAAAAGTTTAAGGGTATTGCTGGATGGAGATTTCATCTCACACAGAATAGTTATCTTCTTTTGCGTTGTCTGTCAGTTTTTCAAATATTTCTTGTTTTGCGTGCGAAACACTTCCGACAATTTGTTGAATTTGAGATGTACCCATCTTCCAATCGTAAACCATGCGACCAGTAACCAGAAATATAACGATTGCACCAGTTACATATAGCGTGTTCGTAGTAATTGTAACGAATCCGGCAAGTGCGACTTCTGGCAGTGTATAAAGATGTTCGACCGCCCACCTCCAAGAGGCTTGAATTAATGCAATGCCGATTAAAGAAACAATAAGTCTTTGCGATACCAGTTTGGGAATCATGGGCGAAACTTCCAAGCCGTTTTAATCCCCACATAAACCACTACACATAAAATGCCAGAAATTGTAATAATTCGCCAAGTCCACAACTCTTTAAGTGCCTTGATTTGTTTTGCGTGCCAGTATGAAGCATCGTTTTGAGCCTTGGCAAGATCCTTTGCCTGCTGGTCAACTTGAACCTCGTATGCCTCGACTGCGGTGATTATCTCCTTAATCGCCGCATTCCCTGCGGAGTTTGTAACGTGCGGCTTGAGCCTTTCGATGCCAGACTTAACCGCAACAACGGAAGGAGGAGTGTACTTTACAGGCTCCTCTGATGCACATCCAATAAGAAGTGCGGATGCACAAACAATAAGGATTTTGTTCATTTGATTAGCTTTTTGATTCCAGCAACGATGGCTAGGCAACCAGCCAGTAAGGAAACAAGCAGGGTTGTGTTTTGCAACCACACATGGGTTGAGTCGAAGAAAGAAACCACAAGCGAAACAAGCGAGACGATTGCGCTAGTCGGCCCTACGTCAGAAGATGTGCCTCCATTGCTCATTTCTTCTTAGGTTGGAATAGAGCCTCAATTGACTTGGCAGGATCATTGCCAAGGATCTCGCTAACACGAGCGTCTACGTCCTTATCTGTAAACTGACCAGCCTTGTCGTAGGCATCGCCACTCCAGAGAGTGATGTTGCGGTTTACGCCCTTAATGATTGCGGAAGCAAACTTGCGGCTATTGTCATAGGAAACGATCAAGTCGATTTCGTTGAGAACAACAGGCGAAAACTCCTTGGTAGATCCATCTGATTTCTTGATGGAAGGTACGTTGATCGTTATGGGGGATTTGAGTTTAATAGACATAGGTGTGTGGGTTAGAGATTAATGAACCAAGGGAGGTCTAGCAGTCTGGCAATAGTGTTGTCTGAGCCGCCTCCAGATGGAGCAGTCATGTTTACATCTAGGCGATAGCTATACCTCGTATTGAGACCAATTCTACCAAACGCATATGGCCCATAAAACTCGGCGTGTGATACATCGGCTGAGTTAGTGCTATTGTCATTAAACACACAAATAGCTAACTGATTGCTATAATTTGCACTATTGTCGTTGAATATGCCGCCTATGTATTCGTAAGATCCAATTTCGTTGTAACTATAGTCATTAAAAATGGCTTGACCAGAAAGAACAGGAACCCCACTAGCTGAATTGTAGCTATAGTCGTTAAATGTCCCCGAATAACAATCTCCATCATTAACGCTACTATTATTAAACGTGGCATTTCCTTCGACTCTTGCGTTGTTGGAACTAGTATCGTTAAACGTGGCATCTCCCACGATTGTTCCAGAACTATTTTGGCTAGTCCCGTTGAACGTGGCATTTCCTGTGACTGTTCCATCGTTGAAGCTATCAGTCGAAAACGTGGCATTCCCTATTGCTCCAGTAAAGTTTACAGCATCAATTAAAACATTGATGTTCGCAAGCGTGACTGACGTTGATGGGCCGCTATTCATTGCGCCCGACAAATACACAGTATCGCCATTAGCAGGGATCGCCGCCGCAGGAGTGTTATGTCCAGCATTCTCCCACCAGTTGCCCAGTGTGTCCCATGCCGTATCTACTGCGGCGTTGTAGTAAAGATTAGCCATTCGCTAAAGCAAATTAGGACTCGTAAACACGGGTCAACGCACCATTGGCATCATAAGTCAATGTGACCTCGTAAACAATTGTTCCATCCTGCTTAAACGTGATGAAGGTTGGCTTGGTTGGGAATGAGGCGTTCTGATAGAGCATCACCACATCGTTGTATGGTGGGATGTTGAAGTTAACTAAATTTCCAGTGCTTTGTGCAACAGACCTGATGAGAGTGAGTGCGCTGGCTCTAAAGTTAGCGGTAGAAAGATTAGATGCGACTTCTGGAAATTGTGACATAGTTTTTTGGTTTAATAATTAATAATCAGTTGAGGTAGCTGGAGCAAGTATTAACTCACTCCAGCCACCGATAACTAACTATTACAGACCAGTCGAGGAGGTCGAGCAAGGCAGGGGCTGACCATCAAACGGGCAACGCTTGAACAGCACAGGGCAGACGTTCTGCGGACGAATCGGCTGAACCGCACGCTGGATCTGGTAGATGTGCTGACCGAAGTCGCCATACAGGTTGCAATCGTTGTCGCGGAAGTAAGTCCACTCCAGTTCACCCATCGCGAGTTGCGGGGCAAAGCGGAAGGTTCCCTCACCGACATAGTTTTCGGGGACGAGACGCTTGAACGAATCGCCAGCGATAACGAAGCCAACCTCGTAAGGAGCGGACACCCAAGCCGGATTGCGGCGTTGAGCAAATCCGTTCGTGACGGCGGTGCTGATGATGGGGTTGACAAGGACGAGGTTGCCGGAGCCATCGAACCCAGTAGCACGGAGGGGCTGTTGGTCGATACCGAAGGCGAAACCGCGATACCCTTGGAACTGATACCCGCTGATGCTCTGCTCACCGAGCTTGAAGCTACCTGCGGTGAGATAGAGGAGGTCTTCCTTAACGTCTGCATCGTTGCGGATGTTTTCGATAGCATCTGCGCCGAGCATGACTTGGAAGAACTCGCCATCCTTGCTGGCGAAAGGCTCTGCAAGCATCTCCTCGCGAAGGAAGGTTCCAATGCGATAGAGGGTCTTGAAGTTGAGGGGGCCATCCGGCAGAACCTGCGCGAACTGGGTGTTGATCTGTTGCATATCTCCCGTGAGGTTCTGAGTGAACGTGCGGGTGGTGTTAACAACATACTTGACACCAGACTGGATCAGGAACTGATAACGAATATCAGCGTTGATGATCTGGAGGATGGTCTTCTCAAGCGACACTTGCGCTTGGAGATAAGAACCCTTGAATGCGGTACGAGCCTGCTTAACGCAGACGCGAGGGCCAGCACCACGGAGGGTCTGAAGGCTGAACTGGTATTCGGTCGATCCAACCTGATCGGCAGTGGCTCCAACGCCGCAAAGCGTCAGGTCAGAGACGAAGGTAGGAGCCGCGAGCGAAGCGGCAGGAACGGCCATTTCCTCAACAACCGAGCGAACGGTGTCGGAAACGCTGGGGAGCGTGCCGCCGTCGATGGCGTTGATATAGGGGGATTTACGGGCCAGCACCTTCGCGATCTGACCAATGATGCGGTTGACATCCTTGGAGGCGAAGTTCTGGATCGTAGACAGGGGGATACAATCAGAAGACATAGTGTTTGGTTTGGTTGACTTGAAGTTGTCACAACCGTTTGGTAGCGACATCCCCAAGGGTGTACGGCTCTCGCGTGCGAGAACGATACGAAGTTTGGTTTTGTGTCGCTTTCCGGCACGCTGAAAGCATTTGTTTGCGGCCTGATTAGTGAATGTTTTTGGCTTTCACAAAGCCACCCTCATACGGAGAAGGCACACCGAGTTATGGCGACTATTAGCAATAACTAATAGCTAGTGCAAGCATTATTTATTAAAAATATTAAAATCAACCCATCCAGTTTTACAATAATGCAGATTATCGCGTTTCAATATTCCGTCTGCACCATACCAAGATGTTGATCTTAATGCTTTATGACCCATTCCAACAGCAATCCACCACGGGCATGATTGCTCGCAAACCAGCATGTCGCTTCCTTTAATTGCCTCCGCAACTTGCAACAAATTTTCTGTCTTGTAATGCTCAACACCTATTTGCATTTCATTTTGGAATGCATTCCACTCGTCGCTTGTGCCGATATACAATGATCTATCTCCAATATGCTTTAAGATTTTGCGTAAAGGAAAATTATAGTTTCTGTACCTATCTGTTCTAGTGATGATAATGCGATCTTTTGTTTCCTGTGATGCTTTAACATTAATCCAAGGATCATAAGAAATGTGTGCATTCCAATATTCTGCCTGAATATCGCTTAAAAGTACGTTTTCCCTATATCCTCCGTATCCCCCCTTGCATTGTCTCCAGTGCGTATTATCAAAATTGATTCCAGTTGGATTATCGTTGTATTCTACGCCCGTAATATAGCTTTGAGCTTCCAAAAGAGGCTTAACTGACTCATATCTGAATCCCTTCATTGGATGCCATCCTTGATCATGGTCTTTAATTACTAGTTTTCCTCCGCCAAATGCTCTGATTGTCGGCAAAAACGCTATAATATCTCCAATATGTCCAGTATGAAGGAATGTGTTCATAGGCTTGCTAGGTAGTGGTTGCGAACAGAATCATCTTTGATGCCATGAATGAAAACGGCATGATCGTTTACAAGATAATCAAACTGTTCCTTTGTTACAGATTTTACATGATACCAATTTCGGATTGCGTAAGTTCCCTGCCATCCTACTTTTTTAAACAAAGGGGCGTGAACAGTATCCCACCCATGTCCTAATGGACTTCCAACGCAGGCTGGAGCTACTTTTGCCATATCCATAGCAAACATTGCGTTCCCGTTAATATGCCCAATCCCTAGAATATGAGGGTGATCTCCATTTCTTTCGTCCCAAGCTCCCATAAACTTTACTCCATGAGCGTCCCATTCTTCAGAAAGTACTTGTAACCAGTTTTTTTGAAGCGGACAGGTATCGCTTTCAATTGCAAGTACGCTTTTGTACTCTGCCCATATTGGATCATGCGAGCCATTTGATTCAGTGCTTTTTCTGTAAGCATCCATTACAAGATCGCCCCAAAGAGCATTGCACCCATCAGGCCATCCAGTCATTTGTGTGCGAGATTTGAATGTCCATACTTTGTTAAAAGTTTGACGCATTTTATTTAACACTTCTTCGTCTGGAAATGTTGCATCAAACCGTGCGTAAATGCACAAATCTGCCCAAGGATTGTTTGGTTCAATTGTTTTGTGGTAAAGGTCAAGAAGGCTAATGATTCTCTCCTTGTCCCCTTCCCAATATTGAAGACCAATTAGGAATTTACTCTTCGCAGACATTTTTCATAACGCCGGAGCGTGGTAGGTCTGATGTTGTTTTTGCATGGTGTATCAATGGAATGATAGGATACAATTTGCTCGTAATTCCCAAAATATGAGATTCCAGCAACACTTTTCCATCATCAATCAATTGTTCAGCAATAAATTTCTTAATGGCGTTGGCACAATGCTCTTGTGTGGCGTAGAACACATATGCTTGCTCGTTGTCGTTTATATGCAGAGTGCCATCTTTTTCATGCTCTTCTGCCATCTCTGGATTAAATTTTTTATTCACAACATCGTAGTCACTCATCCATCCACCTCCAGCGGCATGGAGGGCGCACCATCTGATGTACCTAGCAATTATCCAGTCAAACCTAGTAGCTAGTTCTGGAGGAAGCCCATGAGCCGTGTTCATTAGTTTTTGTGTCAGCTTATTGTACAGCGGACTTGCTTGTGCATGGCTCCTGTTCAGCATTGTGTTCTGCCATCCGTTCGCTTCCCAACTATGTTTCCACCAGTTGGCGCAAGCAAACTCCTCGTTCTGATTAGAAAGAGGAATGCTTTGGTAATATGCGTAAATCTTTTTCATTCAATAAGTTTTATAGCCAACGTGAAATACTGGAAGACCAAGATCAAGGTGTGGTTGGTGTCCAGCTTCTTTTGCCCTAATGCAGAACGACACATCTTCTCCGCGAGCAGAATCGAATGGTCGGAAATAATCGTAATCATAATCCGGCACATTGATCTTCAGGCTATCGCCAAACTTGGCGCGAATGTCTTCAAACACTTTGCGGTGTATAAGCATACATCCAGTACCCATCCAATCGACAGGAACAACGGCATCCTCGTATGTTTTGGCGCGACTGGCTAGACCTTGATCGCTTGCCATAAGTGCGCCTCCTTCCTGCCTTCCAAAATAAGAAGCACCTACAATTGTCTTTCCAGCACCGATAAGCCGATGAACAACATGACGCTGAAGAGGAAGGTCTAGGATTTGCCTAGCACCCTGTACCCAATACCTGAACCAATTCGGTCGTCCAATTGACGGGATAATGTCGTCGTCAATCATCAGCAACCACTTGGCATCCGTTTCAAGGAACTTGTGAGCGAGTCGGTTGCGAGCGTGTTCAATTTTGCTGTCTCCGATAGCCATGTCGAATCGGATCTTGTCCTTTCCGAAATCAAGTGCCATTGCGACATTTATGGCCGCTGTGACAGGATTGCTATGCTTGTACCAAGGCCACCCAACAAAAATATCGCGACCAGCAAACTCACAACGATAAGAAGGTAGTCCTTCAGTCGAGCGAGACTCAATAATAGGATTCGCAACAATTGGGTTAGCCGCCTCTGACATTGCCGCCTTGGGCTTGCGTCCACGCTTTGGCTTTTCTGGTTCATTTTGTGGCTCTAAATCGGCTGTGGAACGCTGTGGAACATCGCTTTTTGCTTCATATGAGCCATTTTCTGGATTTAACGGGTGTTCTTGGGTCGATTTAGAATCAGTTGTTTCATCTGCTGGCTCTCGCTCTTTAACAATATCCCCACCACCCAAGCGCATAGGCTTGGGGATAGGGCCATTAAATGGATCTGACGAAGACAGGGCGCGATTGGTCGCTTCCTGCATAGGCGTTGAAATTGGATCTCGTATCATCGTTATTCTCCGGCTTCATCAAGTCCCATGTCAATGGCATCGGATGGCTTCATCGCAATGCGCTCATTTAGACTGGTTATCTTGTTGGTTGACGGCGTGCTAACGCTTTGGCGAGGCATCTTTCCAGAAGATTTTAACCTGCTGTTTTCCTCAGTAAGTTTTTTAAGCTGTGATTCCAAAGTAGCCCTGTTTGATTGCTCTGCGCGAAGCTGATTTGTAAGAACATGGCTGTAAACTGCGGCGGCGGCTACTGAGGCACGCTCGTTTGCAGATTGGGGCCACAATGCAGAGTTGAACTTGTTTTCCAAGTCAGCAACTACATTGTTGTGTGCCTGAATTTTTTCAACCTGTTCTTGCGTAGCAGTTTCAGGGATTTCCTGATACCTAGCCCAAGGAACCTCCTTGGTAATCTCATCAACGTAGTTGCGAATATTCCCAGTCTCCTGCTGATACCACTCCTGAGACTGCTGTTGACGCTGTGCAAGGATTTCTTCGGCGTGTTCGGCGGCATATGCCACTTCTGCCTCTTGCTTGTCTTTAAGGTCAGAAACATCAATCAGATTGCGTTTCAGCTTTTCGGCATCAGTCATTGGCAACTTTGCAAGAGCGTTTTCCTGCCACCACTTGTCTTCAATCTTATCCGGCCCACCAGCCTTTTCGATGCTTTGGATAACCTCATCAGTAGCACCATGCTTTCGCATGATATTGTAGATGTTTTCCTTTGCCGCTGAAATCGGCTGAGTATATTTGCTTTGGAACTCTGGATCGTTCTTGATGTCGAAGATTTGCTTAAATTTCTTTAGCTCTTCGTAGTCTTGCGGGGTTTGGGTTGTCCGTTGCTCGGCTTCTTCAAGTCTTTGCCGCAGGATGGCAGTTTCTTCGGCTTGTTTTTTGTAGCTGGTGGCAGTTTCTTGGAGTTTGCGCCAGTTGTTTTGGTTCTTTTCTGACAGGTTTCGCGGCTGTTCGATTGCGGCGATTTCGGGGTCGATTTCGCTTTGGGACTCACGAACGCTTTCGGGTTGTACGGCGTTAACTGATTCGGGTGCAGGTTCGGTAGCAGGTTCGCTGGGTTCTTCCACAGGAAGTTGCGAACTTTCTTCGCCAAGGCTTTCAAGGTTTGTATCAGTGTTTTCTTCATTTGACGTATTAGTTGGTTGTTCTGTTTCTGGTGATGTCTCGCGCTCTGCTTCATCAAGCAATGCGTCGAGTGAGTTGTGTACGTCTTCGCTGATCTTGTCAGCGTCGAGTCGTTCTGCTCCACCATCGGGATTAGCGGCGGTGATTTCGGGTACTAGGTTGTCGTTTTCTTTTTCCATAATTTATCACATAGAAACGAATGATGCCGACGAAGCATCATCTTGTTTGTTTTCGTCTAAAATAATGTCATCAAGTTGGCGGATAATAAACTCTGCGCCTTCTTTGTATTTGGCTTCAAGTGCAACCTGCTCAATGGTTGTTCCTTTTGTGTTTGGAATTACTGAACGCAAAAACGCAATGAGTTTGCCGCCAGTTTTAGTATTGTATTCACGAAAGCGAGCAGAGTCGCTAGATTGCCATATCATAATTTATTTGTTTGGGTTGTCAGAAGACGCATAGGTTTTCTGACTTATAGCAAACAATGTCAATAGTTAATTTGCAGGAAATTTCCTGCTGGCTATTTTATTCTCTTACGTCTGGATAATCTGCTACAGGCGCATTCATAGGCTTTCCGGCAGATTTCTTGTAGGCTTTTGCTTTCATGAATTCACTAACAGAAGTATCTCTGCCAGTCGAATTTGGTGATGCCGATCCAGCATCGTTGTTGGCAAAATCAATTGACAACTCCTCAAGCTGTTTTCCTTCAGACTGACGATCAGATATTTCTTTTTCAGTCAAAGGAGTGGATTTTTCTTTGTCCACATAAGCCATATTCCGCAGTGGTTCCTTATTGTTGCTTGGAACAACCATTGGCTTTGTGTCTCCATAATACGGCATTTCTGATTGCATGATGTCTTTTTTCATCATTGCTTGCTCAGTAACCCTTTTGTCAACAGCGGGGCTGTTTGCGATTGCGTTGTATCCGGCGTTTGATCCACCCATAATAGTAGTTTGTTGGTTTTTTTGTTGTTGTGATTAAGCGGCAGTAGTTGGGCGAGGAGGGTTACTCACGCTACTTACAGTCGATGATTGATCAGGCGTAGTTGCATCGTATTGCTGTTGGAGCAACTTTGACTGAGCAACGCTAGTTGGCCTTCCTCCTCCACGGCTGGGAGCGGCGGCAGGCGCAATGTCTGGCGGCGTAGGGGCGTTTTGTCCTTTTGTAAGGTGATTGTGAGCCTCCTGCAACGCTTGCTTGTATTGTGCAATTGCCTGCTTGGGCGCACCCTTTGCTTCGGCGGCTTGAATGTGACCAGCAAAATGTTGCATGGCCTTTGCAAGCGGAGCGACACCTTCTGGAGGAAGGGTTCCAACTGGGATGTTTGCAATGATAGGCATGAGCTTTTGCACCATCGTGTCAAGGTGAACCAGATCATTGTCTCTCGGAGAAACTGGAATATCTTGGCCTGAGATAATTGACTGAAGCTCAATGATTTGCTGTCTTGTAGCTTCAATTGCAATTGATTCGACTTGATCCTTTGGAAGAATAACCGCATTAGCCGTTGTCGTTCCAAGTTTCCGGCTCCAGTCCAGTTTCATCAACTCGTCTTGGTTGATATTTGGATTGCCCATGTAGCGAGCGATAAGGCTATCAAGAACCACGTTGTCTTGTGGCGTTGTGTCTTGAAGTAGCTGGCTGGCAGGGCTGTAAGCCATCAAAAGAATGTCAGAAGGAGGAACGTTTCGCTCCAGCATCGTCAAACAGCAATTCACTGCGTCTTCGTCAAGGTGTTCTGCGATTTCAAATGGAACAAGGAATTTAGGAAGTTCCATCATGCTACGATCAAAGGCATCGACCACTTCGCGCCTTGCCCAAACAGCGTTAGGTTCGGTTTGTCGCACAATATCAAGAAGCCCCTTCACATCAGCGGCGGCTTTCAGGTGTTCAGGGTGACAGATTCCTTTCTGCATACGTTCGACAGCCTGCGAGAACTGACGGCTGAAGCGCATCAGAATTCCTTCCCTGAGTTGGTTCTCAATAGCGGCAACACGATTGACTTCGGAAGCTGTCTTTTGGCCTCCTCCTGACAATGGTGCGGTAGGAAGGAATGTTCCGACTTGGATCTCTGCAAGGCCGGAAACGAATTGATCCAGTTTCAAGAAGTCGTCGGTATCGGCAGGAACATTCTGCGGGATGACTTCATAGCCCTCTGACACAAAGGCAACGGGATGGTGTACGGTAAGCGGCGTAACTCCAACCTTTGCATTTGGGCCTTTCTTGAGCAGTAGAAGCCCCTTTAGGTAGGTGTTATCAACTACAAGGTTGCGAGCCTTCTCAACGGCCACATGGGTGTTGTAAAGGTCGCGTCCGGCTCCACGGCTTGACATCAGGTTTCCTGAACCAATCTCAACGCTGAACAATGCCAAGCAGTCGCTCATGGTGTTGTAGCGGTCAACCTGCGTACAGATTTCCTTGCCAGACTTGTCATCGAAAAGAAAACGGCTGATCTTGCCATGCGGCTCACGAACAAGGATTTCCCCTAGCTCGACATACTTTGCATCGTTCTCGTAACTGGCTCCATAAGATCCTTCACGAATCCAGTCTTCATAACGCCTTGCGTCATCGTCAGAATCAAGCGTACGTCCGGCAGGAATCGCGTTGTTGATGCTTTCGACCAAGTTGTTGATGTGCCATCCGGCAACCGCTGAGAGGGCTGGATCTTCAAGAACTGGTAGAAGCTCTGCAATCTGATAACGGCGTTTCCTTGCCCAGATCGGAGTCTGATCGGTCACCTGCGGGGTTTCGATGCTAAAGAAGGTGTAGTCTTGGCGAAGGAATTCAGGCTTCCAATCGCGAAGATCGTCCCAGCAAAGTCCGCAATATCCAAAGGTAGTATTCTCATGAACAACCTGCGCCACAAGATCGTCAAATCCCTTCCAAGACCTAATGCACTTGGTAATTTCCTCGCGGAATATCTTTGTCTTATTCTCAGAATCAATGCTCTCAATAGGATACTTTGCAAAGGTAAGTGTAGCCGCCGTCTCAATTACCTGCCGGAATGGTGGCTGGATTCGGCTAACCATCGTTGAAATAAATCCCGTAGGGCGATTGCTCCTCCAGTTCTGTCCCATGCTCTCCAGCTTCTTGTTGCTGTAAGGCGGCTCCAGATTCAGTTTCTTCTGAATCATCTGGTTCTTGCGGTTGCGTTCTACGTTCTGCTGTTTCAGCCTGCGGTATGCGCTATGCGCCTGAGTAGAATCTTTGAATGTGCGCCTGACCTGAAGTGTATCAGGATCTACCGTATCAAGTGTGCCAGTGTCTGGATCAACGACATCAAGATTAAGAATGCGAGGTTTGTCGTGACCATCTGCAACGCGAGCAGATTTATTTGCGTATGCGTCTGTGATCCTTGGAGGTAGCGGTTTTAGGTTTGCCATATTATGTATTTAGCCAGCAGTTTTCTGGAAGGTTTGTTGCTTTCTGAAATTCGTCTCGGTCTAGGAAGATAGCGGAGCGGTTATCGTGACGCTGGAGCATACATCCACCAAGTACCTCACTGGATGCCGTGTCGCGGCCCTGACGAACGCTCGCGCTAATTCGATCAGTAGATGCAATGCAAGATCCACACCCGCCACGCCAGTTCACATTCTGAGGACATCCCCTGCAAATCTTTGCACGTTGTTCTGCAAGTTCCTCGGTAACCATTTGTACTGGACGATTGGCGTACAAGATATTCTTTGCCCAAGTCTGGATGTCGTTCATCAGGGCTGTTGTGTTTGTCTCAGGATGAACTGAGGTTACGGTCACCATGTCAACGCCGTGACAAAAATTGGGCCAGTTAGAACAAATGTAGCTGTTGACATCACCCTCGACATCTCCTGAAGGCAAATGGTTTTCTGCACGATAATGCTCAACAACCTGCAAAAGGTCATTGTAATTGTTACCGTTTAGCCTGACATCACCTTCAAAGTAATGCCAGCCAGACGGAGGAATAATTCCGATGATCGGTTTAGCCATTGGTTCGTAATATGTTATTATTAGTCCCAAGGCAAGTATTAGTTACTTTACGAATTCAAATTGGCACTTTGGACAAATGCACGTTTCTTTGTCTTTTGGGTCTGCTTTTAACTCATTATCGACTGGTTCTTCGGCAGAACCGATCAATTCTGATAGCTGTTCGTTGCTGAAGGCCAACAGCGACACATCGAACTTGTAGTCATTTAGCTCGTCGATTTCGACAGAAAGCATATCGAAATTCCAATCAGAGTTAAGCGCGATGCTGTTGTCGGCAATGACATACGCCTTGCGTTGCGTATCCGACAGGTGAGCAAGCCGGATGCATGGAACATTATCCCAGCCTAGTTTCTTTGCCGCCAGCACACGACCATGTCCGGCAATGATGTCGTAGGTATCGGAAATCAGAACGGGATTGGTGAATCCAAATTCTTTTATGCTCGCCGCGATTTGTGAAATTTGAATGTCGCTGTGCGTGCGGCTGTTCCTTGCGTAGGGGATGAGCTTCTTGATGTCGATTTGCTCAATGCGATTAGGTGATTTGCTTTCCATGCTGAGTATTCCTACAGGTTTTGTTTTCCTTGTAAAAAGAAAACTCCCCTACCTCATAGGAAGTAGGAGAGCGTTTTTCCCCTAAACCCGATGTACGGCTTTCGCGGTACTTGGTTTAGACGGGCAAGATAATCTGGGGATGCATGGCGTGTCAATGGGGAGTAAAGGGTTTTTTCCAAGACCCATAAAAAAAGGTTGTTGACGGCCATTGGGTTTTTGGTATGGTCACCTTGTTCTGAATGTTGCACCATTGGAACGCGATTTTACCTCGCAGGCAGATTTCGATCTCCTGCTGAAAGACCCGCCCTGTGGTGCAACACTCGGCGGGTCTTCTCATTCTTGGGCAGGCACGCAGGAACCGCAGGCGAGTGTGAACGCGTACCACAGCGGCCTGTAGAACTGGCTTTGTCGAACCAAAACGACTTACCCAGCAAAGAAGAGAAGAAACACTCTGCCTTCATCTTAAAGTCACAATCTGTGATTTCAATTGGAGGGTAGAAGTTTCTTTTCCTTACTCTTTCCTTTCCTCATAAAGCTATGGGGGGATCAGGGGGGTGTTTCCTTTCTCCTTCGGTTTTCTTTGCACAGGTTATTGCAGAAAACGCAACAACTCGCCAAACGTGTCGATAAAACGCGGTTTTCTATACACGTTCGCCAGATATGTCGATTTCACCCTAATTTTTGTACATATGAATCAGGTTATACCCGAAAGGGAGCGTTTTTTGAAATATGGGGCATTTTGGCAAAAAATATTCCATATCGGGTATATTCGGGCATTATTACGGGTAGGTCATATGAATGCGTCCATTTCAGATGGACAGATACCGACCCAGTTCCGACCTAGTTCCGACCCAGTTCCGACCCAGTTCCTATTGAATGCGAACCACTGAATACTCTTGTTTGCGTACTACTCATTGGTTGTAAACGGCTTATACTATCTTTGAATAGTAACTTTTGTCAGAAAAACTGCCTATTTTTTCTTACAAAACCACATTTGTCGAATGCCAATAATTAACAATTCCATTACAAACCATCTGCGTTTGTCCATATCTGTCTAGGAATTGTAAACAAAAACTGAACGATACACACGGAAAGTGTAGTGTGCAATGACAGTTATAGCCAGCGATCTGCAACTCAATTTTTAAACCCCTCGAATTCGAGGGGTTTAGATCCATGCC